GGGTCAGAACCAACGTGTTTATCCTGTGAATGAAATCACTAAAGCAGTGGCTTCAATCAAAGAACGTTTAGATTCAGGATATAGTGTGTTGGGTGAGGCAGACCATCCAGATAACTTAACAGTTAATCTTGATCGTGTTTCACACATGATTGAAAATATGTGGATGGACGGACCTGACGGTTTCGGCAGTCTTAAGATTATGCCAACACCAATGGGAAAAATTGTTACCACTTTGTTAGAAAGTGGTGCCAAACTAGGAGTTAGTTCACGAGGCTCTGGAAATGTAAACGAGAGCGGCGAAGTAAATGGTTTTGAAATACAAACTGTTGACATTGTTGCACAACCTTCGGCACCGGATGCATATCCAAAAGCAATATACGAGAACTTACTCAATATGCGAGGCGGAATGAACCTTTTTGGTTTAAGCCAAGCCGCATTGTACGATCGTGGAGCTGAGAAATTTTTAGCTAACGAAATTACAAAACTAATAAGTGAGCTGAAGAAATAAGGAGATTCAGATGGCAAGTAATATAACAGAAATTTTTGGTACATCCGATGCACTTTCTGAAGAAGTGAAAACTTCACTTCAAGAAGCATGGGAGAAGAAGCTGTCTGAGGCTCGTGAGGAAATCTCTGCAGAATTAAGAGAAGAGTTTGCACAACGTTATGAAAACGACAAATCTCAGATTGTTGAAGCAATGGATACTATGATGAATGAGCAATTGACGAAAGAAATTTCAGAATTTGCTGAAGATAAAAAATCATTAGTAGCTGAAAGAGTTGCTTACAAAAACAAAATGAGAGAACACGCAAGTACGTTGACAAAATTCATCAATGAAATTCTTGTTAAAGAAGTTAAAGAATTACATGGTGACAGAGATGCACTCAAAGGTCAATTTACAAACTTAGAAGAGTTTGTAGTCAGACAACTCTCCAAAGAGTTAGGTGAATTTAACGAAGACAAAAAAGGCGTTGTTGAAGCAAAAGTTAAATTAGTATCAGAAGGTAAGAAAATTATTGAAGATACTAAAGCGGCATTTGTTAAGAGAGCGGCTGGTCTAGTTGAAAACACAATTAGCTCGACACTTAAAAATGAAATGAAAACACTTAAAGATGATATTAAAGTTGCTAAAGAAAACAACTTTGGTAGAAAAGTGTTTGAAGCATTTGCAGGTGAATACATGAGTTCTTACCTTTCAGAAGGTGGAGAAATTCGTAAGTTGCAAACGCAACTTACTGATCAGCAAAATTCTAACGAGAAATTGGAAGGAAAATTAGCTGAAAAAGACGCTGAAGTGAAAACAATGGAAACTAAAGTTAAAATAGCTGAAGATAAGATCAATAGAGAAAGAACTCTAAATGAACTTGTCGCACCATTGTCGAAAAATAAGCGTGAAGTAATGACAGAATTGTTAGAATCAGTACAAACAGCAAATTTAAGAAAGCAGTTTGACAAGTATCTACCAGCTGTATTAAATGAATCAACGGAGTCTGCTAACGATACGGACAAAGTTATCATTACAGAACATACAGGTGACAGAGAAGTAGCTGAAACAATCAAATCTGAAAACGAAGATATCGTTAATATAAAAAGACTAGCAGGTCTAAGGAGTTAAACATGACAGACAAAGTAATTACAGAAGCATGGAATGACACAAAATCTGCGTTACTAGAAGGTCTTGAAGGCCAAAAAAGACAAACTATGGATGCTGTATTAGAAAATACACAATCATACTTGGCTGAGGCGGCTACAGCTGGTGCCACTGGCGCTGGTAATGTTGCGGCATTAAATAAAGTTATCCTTCCAGTAATCAGACGTGTTATGCCTACAGTTATCGCTAACGAAATCGTTGGTGTACAACCTATGACGGGTCCTGTAGGACAAATCCACACATTAAGAGTAAGATATGCAGATTCATCAGCAGGTGTAACTGCAGGTTCTGAAGCCCTATCACCATTTGCAATTTCAAGAGGTTACGCAGGTGACACATCTGGCGATACAGCGGCATCAACTTCAACATTAGAAGGTACTGGTGGTAACAGATTATCAATCCAAGTATTAAAACAAACTGTTGAAGCTAAAACAAGAAAATTATCAGCAAGATGGACTTTTGAGTCAGCTCAAGATGCCAATGCTATGCATGGTTTAGATGTAGAAGCAGAAATTATGGCGGCTTTAGCACAAGAGATCACAGCTGAGATTGATCAAGAAGTTATCAATTCATTAGATTCATTAGCAGGTACAGCCGCGTCAACATACGACATGAACGGTTCGTTCACTGGTACTCCAACTTTCGTTGGTGACAGACACGCAGTATTGGCTATCATGATCAATGAACAAGCTAACTTAATCGCACAAAGAACTAGAAGAGGTGCAGGTAACTGGGCAGTAATGTCACCAGCGGCTTTAACAGTTCTTCAATCAGCGACAACTTCAGCGTTCGCAAGAACAACTGAAGGTACTTTTGAAGCGCCAACAAATACTAAATTTGTAGGTACTTTAAATGGTGCTATGAGAGTATATGTTAACTCATATGCAAACTCAACAGCTAACGTGCTTGTTGGTTACAAAGGTCCAGGTGAAGTGGATGCGGCGGCTTTCTATTGCCCATACATCCCATTAATGTCATCAGGCGTTGTAATTGATCCATCAACTTTTGAGCCAGTAGTTTCTTTCATGACTAGATACGGTTATGTAGAGTTAAACAATACTGCTTCATCACTTGGTAATGCAGGCGACTACGTTTCTAAAATCGCAGTAGCTAACTTATCATTTGCGTAATCCTAGATTACAAAAGTTGTAAGAAATAAATTTTAAGCCCTCTACTAGAAATAGTAGGGGGCTTTTTCTATAGTAATCAATAAAGATAAATAATATTATAGGAGC